AACGCGCCGAAGCTGCAGGTGATCTATCCGGACACCGGCCGGAGGGCCAACAAGGTCGCCGGCGGCGGCGCCGTCCCGGTCGGCGCGTTCAACCCGAACGATTTCAAGAGCGACCTGGCCGGACAGCTGCTGCGCGCCGAACCCGGCGACTGGTACGTCCACTTCTCGGCCGAGCTGAAGTCCAAGGCCGAGCCTCACCTCTGGTTCGAGCAGCTGGTCGCCGAGCAGCAGCTGCCGAACGGCCGCTGGCAAAAGGTCACCCCGCACGCGCGAAACGAGGCCCTCGACCTCATGGTCATGGCCCATGTCGTGGCCCACCTGCATGGCCTGAACCGGATCGACTGGACCAATCCTCCGGCCTGGGCGGCCGAGTGGCCGACCAACACCGGCGTCTATGCCCCGGAGCCGCGGGCGACCCCGCCAGCGCCGCCGGAGACCCCGGACGGCGTCGAGGAGCCAGCGGCACCGCCGCCGGCGGCGACGCCGTTCTCCGGCGCGCCCAAGCCCATCGCGCCGGCGAAGCGCGCCAGGGGCACGCCGCTCGGCCACCGCCTCGCCTGAAAGGGATCCGCGTCATGCGCTTCGACCCGGCGACCAGCCTGCTGGCCGGCATGGACACGTCGGTGCTGCAGGCGCAGCTGCAGGCGGCCCAGCAGGCCTATCTCGACCTCTCCACCGGGGCCAAGGGCGAGACCTACAGCTACACCCAGGGCGACGGCGCCAAGTCGGTCACCTTCACCCGCGCCAACCTCTCCCAGCTCGTCATGCTGATCCGCCAGCTGCAGCAGCAGCTCGGCGTCATCCCGCATGCCAGGCGCGCCATCGGCGTCCGCTTCTAGGCCGCCCGTGCCCATGGCCGAGGCTCCAGCCCTTCTCGACGGCGCCGGCCGGCCGATCCCGGCCGCGGCGATCCAGCAGATCCGCGACCGCGCCCGCGGGCCCCGCATGGGCGCGTCGCTGGCCGGTGGGAGCCACGGCGGGACGGGCCTGTTTCCCTACGACGCGGCCAGCTGGACCTCGCCGGAGATGGGCGGCTGGAACCCCTACGTCCGCAGCCCGGACAGCGAGATCAATCTCTACCGCGACCGCATGGTCGCCCGGCAGCGCGACCTGGTCCGCAACGATGGGTGGGCCGCCGGCGCCGTCAACGGCATCCTCGATTCGACCATCGGCGTCGAATACCGGCTGATCTCCAAGCCGGACTATCGGGCGCTCAGCATCGTCGACAAAGCCTTCGACGCGGAGTGGGCCGCCGAGTTCAGGAGCGTCGCCGAGGCGCTGTGGCGGGGCTATTCCGCCGACCTCGGCCACTATAACGACGTCAGCCGCCGCCAGACGGTCTCGCAGCAGTTCCGCGTCGCGCTGCGCCACAAGCTGGTCGACGGCGAGGCCCTGGGCGTCCGCTACTGGCTGCCGGACCGAATCGGTGTCGGCCAGGCGGCTTACGCCTCGTCCCTGCTGGTGGTCGATCCCGACCGGCTCTCCAACGAGAACCTGCGGCCGGACTCGAAGTACCTGCGCGGCGGCGTCGAGATCGACGACGACGACGTGCCGCAAGCCTATTTCATCCGCCGCGCGCACCAGAACGACTGGTTCGACGCTCAGGACTCGATGATCTGGGACCGGGTCGCGCGCGAGGACGACGACGGCTTCCTGCGCGTCGTCCACGACTTCGACCGCGACCGCGCCGGCCAGAACCGTGGCGTCAGCGTCTTCGCCCCAATCCTCTCGCGCATGAAGATGCTGGCCGAATACTACGGCGTCGAGCTGCAGGCGGCCCAGGTCGCCTCGGTGTTCGGCACCTTCATCACCTCGCCCTTCGATCGCGAGCTGGTCGAGGAGGCGCTCTCGCCAGGCGACCAGGCGCTCGGCGCCTACCAGGAACTGCGCAACGACTTCCACGAGAAGCACGCCCTGCAGCTGAACCGGGTGCGGATCCCGACGCTGGCCCCCGGCGAGGACATCAAGACGGTCGCCGCGGCCCGCCCGCACGACGGCTTCAGCCCCTTCACCCACGAGATGCTGCGCAGCGTCGCCGCCGCACTCGGCGTCTCCGCCCAGACGGTCCACCAGGACTATTCGGAGCTCAACTACTCCTCCGCCCGCGCCGCGATCGTCGAAGCCGAGAAGGGCTACAACCGCCGCTGCGCCGAGTTCGACCTCAACTTCGCCACCCCGGTCTATGCCGGCTGGCTGCACGAGGCGATGGACGCCGGCGAGCTGCCGATGCCCAGGCTGGCGCGCACCATTCCGAGCTTCCTGGAGGCCCGCAACGCCTACGCCCGCTGCCGCTGGCTCGGGCCGGCGCGCGGCTGGGTCGACCCGGTCAAGGAACGCCAGGGCGCGGTGCTGGGGATGGACGCCGCGATCGACACGCTCGAGGAGCAGTGCGCCCAGCAGGGCTCGGACTGGGAAGAGAACCTCGAGCAGCGCGCCCGCGAGCACGACCGCTTCAAGAAACTCGGCCTGCCGCTGCCCCAGTGGATCGGGCCCGGCGCCAACGCCACCGAGTCCTCGCAGAACCCCGAAAAACCGGAGCCCGCCTGATGTTCGTCAACGTCACCACCCTTAACCTGCATGGCCGCGAAAAGCGCGTCCGCCTCTTCGTGCCGTCGCTGGTCTATCACCACGCCGCCGGGACCGAGGCCGCGCCGACCACGGCGCTGCGCCTCTCCGACGGCCAGGCGATCACCATCGCCGAGCCGATCGACGTCTTCGAGGCCCGCTGCCTCGCCTCGCTGCACAACGAGCCGGAGCCCGAGCTCGCCGCCGAAGCGTCCGACGACACCGGGCCGAAGGCCGCGCGGCGCGGTAAGGCCCCGCCCGAGCTCGCCGCCGAAGCGTCCGACGACACCGGGCCGAAGGCCGCGCGGCGCGGTAAGGCCCCGCCCGAGCTCGCCGCCGAAGCGTCCGACGACGCCTGAAGCCTGCGCCTATGACCTCGTTTCCCCACCTGGCGACGCGGGTGTTCAACACCCCGCTCGCCATCCTGCCGGGGAAGGCCGAGATCATCATGGCCGCCCTGGCCGACCGGCTGGGGATCGTCAGGCTGCGGCGCGCCGAGGGCTTCGTGGCGCTGGACATGGACTACGGCGAGTTCGACGACGACGCCGGCTCGCCGAACGCGCCCTACGAAGTCGTCGCCGGGGTCGCCATCATCCCGATCCAGGGCACGCTGGTGCAGCGGCTGGGCACGCTGCGGCCGATGTCCGGCATGACCGGCTATGACGGCATCCGCCAGAACCTGGTGATGGCGGTCGCCGACAGCCGCGTCCGCGCCATCGTGCTCGACATCGATTCTCCGGGCGGCGAGGTCGCCGGCTGCTTCGACCTGGTCGACGCCGTCGCCGCCGCCAGCGGCAGCAAGCCGGTCTGGGCGATCTGCAGCGAGTGCGCCTTCTCCGCCGCCTACGCCATCGCCTGCGCCGCCGACAGGATCACCGTGCCGCGCACTGGCGGCGTCGGCTCGGTCGGCGTCATCTACATGCACGTCGACATGGCCCAGGCGCTCGCCAAGGAGGGCCTGGTCATCACCCTGATCACCGACGGCGACCTGAAGGCCGACGGCAACCCCTACGAGGCCCTCTCCGATCGCGCCCTGGCCCGGCTGAAGGCCGACGTAGGCCAGGTCGGAACCCTGTTCCGCTCCACCGTCGCCGCCAACCGCGGCATGACGCTGCAGGCGGTCACCGACACCCAGGCCGGGACCTTCCTCGGCGACCAGGGCGTAGCCATCGGCTTCGCCGACGCGGTCATGGCTCCCGACGCCGCCTTTCGCGCCCTGCTCGCCGAGCTCGGCTGACCTTCCGGGCGCTAGAACGCGCTCCTTTCAGACATCGAGGCATCCCATGTCCAAGACGGGCCCCATCGCGTCCACCTTCGCCCACCTGGCCGGCCTCGGCCGCGGCGGTCTCCGCGCCGACGACGCGCCGGCGGACGACAAGAAGCCCGACGCCAAGGCCGAGGACCCCCCGGCCGAAGACGACGAAACCAAGCCCGCGGCCAAGGCCGACGACGACAGCGACAGCGACGACGACGACAAGACCGAGATGAACGGCAAGGGCGCGGCGTCGGCGGCCCGCGGCCGCGAGCGCGCCCGCTGCGCCGCCATCTTCGCCTCGCCGCACGCCGCCGCCAACGTCGCCCTGGCCGCCTCGCTGGCCTTCGAGACCACCCTGACCCGCAAGGAGGCGCTGGCCGTCCTCCAGACCCAGCCGGTGCGCGCCGCGCCCGGCGCCGGGCGCGAGGCGCGCAATCCGAGCCTCGGGCCCGGCGGCGCGGCCGCGCAGACCGGCCACCAGGCGATCGCGTCCTCCTGGGACCGCGCCTTCAAGAGCGTCGGCGCAACGCCCCGCGCCTGATCCAAACCCCGGCGTGGCCGCCAGCCGCCGCCGTCCCCACCCCTCAGAGAACAACGGAACCTGAACCATGGGCATTCCCACCGTCACCCCGCTCAGCGAGAACTTCCATGAAGGCGGCTTCCTGGTCTGGGAAGCCGGCGGCGGCATCGTCACCCGCGAGCAGATCACCCTGCTGAGCGGCGCCGGTATTTGCACCGCGGGCCTCGTCCTCGGCCAGGTCGCCGTCGCGGCCGCCGCCGCGGCCGCGCTCGGGACCAACACCGGCAACGGGACGTTCGGCGCCATCACGGTCGCCGCTCCTGTCGTCGCCGGCGTCTATGCGGTCGAATTCGACGACGCGACCCACTACGTCGTCTCGTCGCCGGACGGCGCCGAGATTGGCCACGGTGTGACGGGCGTCGCCTTCGCCGCCGGCGGCCTCGGCTTCACCATCACCGCCGGCGGCACGGCCTTCCTGCCCGCCGACAGCTTCAAGGTCACCGTCGCCGCGGGGTCGGGCAAGTATGTGCCCTTCGATCCCACCGGCAACGACGGCCGCGAGGTCGCCACCGCCATCCTCTGGACCGGCTACCGCGACGCCACCTCGGCCGACAAGGCCGCCACGGGCCTCGTGCGCGGGCCGGCGCGGATCAATTCGTCCGAGCTGGTCTGGGGCGCGGGCGTGACGACCACGCCTCAGAAGACCGCCGCCCTGGCCTCCCTGCAGGCCCTCGGCATCCAGGCGACCTGACGGCGTCGAACTAGCCGCCGGCCCCCTGGGGGCCGTCCTTCCACCAAAGTCGGCGGCGCGTCCGCCCCATCCTTCCAGATTGGAGCCTCTCCATGGTGTCTCTCGACATCTTCCACGCGGACGCGTTCTCGACCATCGAGATGACCGCCGCGGTGGATCACATCCCCTTCCAGCCGACCCTGCTCGGCGACATGAAGGTGTTCGACCCGTTCCCCATTCGCACCAAGGCGCTGATGGTCGAGGAGCGCAACGGCAAGCTGGTGCTGATCCAGACCAGCCAGCGCGGCGCGCCGATCGCCTCGGAGCGCACCACCGAAAAGCGCAAGGTCCGCTACTTCGAGGTGCCGCGGATCGTCGAGGGCGACACCATCCAAGCCTCCGAGATCGAGGGCATTCGCGCCTTCGGGACCGAAACCGAGCTGATGCAGGTCCAGGCCGAAGTCGCCCGCCGGCTGAGCGGGCCCACCGGCCTCTTGGCCAATGTCGCCTACACCTGGGAACACCAGATGCTGAGCGCCGTCCAGGGCATCCTGGTCGATGCCGACGGCTCGACCATCTACAACTGGTTCGACGAGTTCGAGATCGCTCAGCCCGCCGAG